ATGAGGAAGGTAAAGCAGTAACAATAGAAGACAGTACACACCTTACATACAGCAGCAGTAGTATAGTAGCATATCTCGGAAAAAGAAGCGGGGCGGCAATATATTCAGACAAAATAATAATAAATAATGCAGTACCATGGTTAGCATACTTGGATATATTTAAAAATTACTATGCAAACAAACAAGAAGACAACTACTACTGGATAGGCAAGTTCGAAAATGTATATAAAGTAGAAGATACCAACATAGTCTATGCGACTATAACAGGAGAACCATCAATAACATCAGGATATTTCCTAATAAAAAATGCAAATATAGACATAGTAGACTATACAACTGTAAAATACACAAGAAACGGTATCACAAAAGAATATGAACCAACATATTTAAAAGCACACTTTACTATTAGTCAATCAGGTCCCGATCTAAAATACACAAGAAAAAATGACGGAAGTGTAATATATGGAAAACTAAGCGGATTCGCAATAGATAAAAGAAAAAATTCAATAGACAATGCAAAATTAACGGAATTAGATACACTACGAGAAAAGATACTTGCGGCGGGCAAAACACAATTTGTTATTAACAAAACAACAAATAAATACTTCGCAAACGTACTAGGACAAAACAACAACAAGTGGAATCTCAAAGAAGCAGGTTGCGGGTTAATCTTGAAAACATACCAAAGTGATATTTTTAACAACTGGGTTAAATCAGAATGGATAAGTGGAGAAAACGGAATCAGTGCAATAACGGCAATCAGCACAGCGGGGGATAAATTTACAATAGACCAGCTAAACCTGTCGAAAAAAGTGTACGACATGTTAAACAGAATTGCAGTAAGCGGAGGCACATATCAAGACTGGGTAGAAACAGTGTATACATCTGAATGGAACATGCACACGGAAACACCTATGTACGAGGGTGGACTATCAAGTGAAATTGAATTCCAAGAGGTAGTGAGTAACTCAGCAACAAACGATGAACCGCTAGGAACATTAGCAGGTAGAGGTATCAATACCATGAAAAAGGGCGGAAAGTTGCACATCAAGGTGACAGAACCTAGTTACATCATGGGAATAGTAAGTATAACACCTCGAGTAGATTATTGTCAAGGGAATGATTTCGACATTTACTTCACGACACTAAATGATCTGCACAAACCAGCACTAGATGGTATAGGTTATCAGGACTTATTAACGTGTAAAGTAGCAGGGTGGACACCATATACAGCCGCATACGGGAAAACGGTGGCATGGATAGACTACATGACAAATTTTAATAAAACATACGGAACATTCGCAGAAAATGGAAATGAGGCATTCATGGTACTTAACAGAATCTTCGAGCCAAAAAATGGAGAATTCAAACAAAATGAAATAGATAACACAAGTTATATAGACCCAAGTAAATACAACTACATATTCGCAGAAACATCAGCAGAATCACAGAATTTTTGGGTACAAATAGGATTCGGAATCGAGGCTAGAAGAGTTATGTCGGCAAAACAAATACCAAATTTATAACCAATACGATATGAAAAGAAAAAAATATATACCAACATTCATGGGATCGGTAGAATCATTCGAGGGTGAAGCCATCGAAAAAAAAGTATCGAGACTAATTGAAAATAATGAACCGATCACGGACGGAGCACCGATAATTTTTACAGAAAAAAAGGACGGAGTATTACCTCAATACGACATCAGGACGGACAAATGGGATATAGCCCAATCGGCTATGGACTTAGCCAACGCAAGTAAAATAGCGAAGAGCAGAGGTTTGAAAAAACCTGAAGAACCAAAACAGAGTACAGGACAACAGCAGAGTACAGGACAACAGCAGAGTACAGGACAACAGCAGAATACAGGACAACAGCAGAGTACAGAATAGCGGCAAAGCACGTATGAGTATAAGGGACTTTTCGGAGTCCCTTACTTCTAACGAATCACACGGGTACGTGTGTACTCTTATATATGAACTAAGTTATCAACGCTTTTAAAAAAAGCTACGAAAATGGGAATCGGTAAAGAAATAGGAAGTGCAGCCCTAGGAGGGCTGACAGGTGGAGTTGGAGGTCTAGTATCAGGAGCAATCGGAGGGCTAGGATCACTAATGGGCATCGGCAGGCGAAAAGAGAAAAAAGCCCGAGAAGCCGAAGAAAGGGAGCATCAAAGACAGCTGGAATACATGGGGCTACAAGCTCAGTATAACAAGGATCAAGCGAAATACTCCACAGAACTCAGCAAGGAAATGTGGGACTATACCAACTATGAAAATCAAAAAAAACATCTGGAAGCGGCAGGACTGAATCCAGCACTACTGTACGGTAGCGGTGGCGGTGGCGGTGGAAGTGCAGCAGGCGGCGGAAGTGCAGCAGGCGTAGGGCTGCCATCATCAACAGGAGTAGGAATGGGCATCCAGTGGGAACAAATGGAAGCCCAAAAAGAGCTGGCTAAGGCAGAGGCAGCAAAGACTAACGCAGAGGCAGCGAAGCTGATAACGACAGACACCGAGAACGTGAAGTCAGAAACAGAAAAAAACAAACAAGAAATCAAAGAATCCAAGAAGAGAATAGAACACCTAACCAGTCAGATTCATAAGACTAATGAAGAAAGTAAGGGGCTGGAATTTAACAACTATCTGAACGACCTAAGAAAAGGCATCAAGCTGCATGGCGAGGTAAACGGAAAGACAGTATGGACTAAGGGATTTGATGAAATTTTCAAGGAAAATGAGCTACAAAGAATGTTAGCAGATTACGGAATCTCACAAAAAGAATATCAAGAGGCAAAAAATGACAAGGAGATAGCTATGAAGCTATCTGATGCTCTCGACGAGATTGCAAATGGAAAGATAGCAGTATTCGGCAAGATGGTAGAAGAAGCCAAACAGGCTAAGAACGAAACAGCCATTCAAAAATGGCAATTCGAACAGGACAAGGCACTCAGCGACCTGATCAATGAGCTAGGAGGTGAAGGAAAATACGGAAAATTACTAACATCAATAATAAACGCAATATTCAACAAATGGAGCGGTTACGGAGGAAAGAAAGGAAAATAATTATGTGTTTATACACCAAATACATTACAAACAAAAAGTACCAGCCAAACAAGAAAAACAACTTTAGAGCGCCTATCTGCAAAGATAGGCGTTTATTATTAGTACCAGCGAAATGCGGAAGATGTATCGAATGTAGAAAGGCGAGAAAAAGGGAATGGGTAATCAGACTGAACGAGGAGATTCGGAATAATCCTGAAAAGGCTACCTTCTGGACGCTGACAATAAGTAACGAAGACTACGAAAAATTGAAGAATGACAGCAAAAAAAAAGACAGAGATAGCATATGTAAATTAGCAGTTAAGAGAATGCTCGAGCGAATACGAAAAAAAACAAAAAAGTCTGTCAGACACTGGTTTATCACAGAACTAGGAGAGAACACAGGAAGAATACACCTACATGGTATATGCTGGGGGGATCCTGATCTAATAAAGGAAAACTGGAAATACGGATTTGTATTTCAAGGCAATATGTGCAATGAAAAGACAGTGAATTACGTAGTGAAATACATGCTCAAAGAGAATCCAATAGAGCGAAACTATATAGGAATTGTACTATGCAGCGCAGGGATAGGCAAAGGATATGAGCAAAGCTACAACAGCAAAAGGAATGCATATAGGGAAAACAATACCAATGAATATTACAAATTACCTAATGGAATGGAACTACCATTACCTGAATACTATCGGAAAAAAATATACAATGAAGAGGAACGGGAGAAACTATGGATTGAGAAGCAGGAGAGGGGCTACAGATACATATGTGGCGAAAAAGTATCAATAGATGATGAAGAAGAATACAACAGTATTCTTAATTACTACCGTGAAAGAGCCAAAGAATTATATAACGAAAATTATGATAATTGGGAGAAAGAGCGGCACAAAAGGCAACTTCAGAAACTCAAAGAATATCAGCAAGAACACAAAAGAGGCGGTTAATAACCGCTTTTTTTGTGTTGATAAGTATACAAAATCGGTTAATAAACATGTTAATAACTTGTGAATAAAAAAATAAATTTTTAACACTTTATTAAGATTTGATTTATATATAGAAAAAAGATTTATATTTCAAAATTTAATAATAGAAAGTTATAAAAAGTTATGAACAGAGTTATGAACAAGATAAATAGCTATGTTTCAGGCTATTAACATGGTTATGAACAGTTTCAACAGGATATTATTATCATATATATTTCTGTTTATATAGAAAATTATAAATATTATAATAATGGCGTTACCCCTAAAGGGGTCGGGCTTTCCGCTGTGATCCCTAACGCAGCAGCGCAAAGGACAGTACGGTTTCCATGCAACATCCATGGATCAGGAAGTAAGAGCCAGATAATAATTTTTACGCGGGCATGGTGTCAATATCACAGGGAAGCTCGCACTCTGTGCGCCGGGATCAGGCTACATGTCACACGGCAGCACTAAGTTATCTAAGGTGCTAACGCTATCGGGGCTACGCGCCCCTATACCCCTCGTACGCAACAAAGTTGCGATTATATATGCCTACGGCAGTTTTTTTAACAAAATATATTTGTTACTTTCAGAAAAAATACAGTAACTTTAGGGCAAACAAAATTCAAGATATAAAAAGAATATACGAATTCAGCTTTATTCCAAAAGGTCTAGCTTACATGTTAAAAGACAATACAGAACGATATTGGTATCTATACATACGAAATAATGAAGAAGGTATAGTTACAGAAACAAAAGAAGGATTCTACATATACGATTATACAAAATTAAATAATATATATGCAGGAAATAATATGCTAACACTGGCGAAAAAAATAAGAGAATTATATAATTTATTCAAATAATGTTCCACGTGAAAAAACCTATTAATTAATGATATGAAAATAGAAGAAAAGTATAAAAAATTAATTCGTGAAATCACAATTGCAGTATTGTCAGCCATCCTGACATGGTTGGGAGTAAGTTGTACCAACATGCTATCTATTCAGAGAAATGTGAAAGATAGCAGCATAAGTACAGAAAACAAGACAGAAGGAAAGGTAAGTGCAGATAGCACAAGTATTAACTTATTTAACAAAGAAAAAAAATGAATGTAGAAGAATTATTCAAGATCAGACCTACTAACGAAGAACAAAATGATTTCATAATCACCGTAGGACAACACTTAGCAACAGAACAACATTTCAATACTAGAGAAGAAGCAGAAAAATACACAAATACACCGCAATGGGACATGATTCTAGCTATGGTAGCTGAAATGTTCCAGATTCAAACAGAAGTTGAATACAAAAAAGATAAGGAATGAGCATATCAAAATCAATAGGAAAGAGCACCCTAGGCGGTGGTAAATCCATACAGGTTGACCTGAAAACCTACAATAGAAGTACACACAATCTATCATACGCATGGCGAAGTAGTATGGGTGTAGGTACACTAGTACCATGCATGAAATTAGTAGGATTACCAGGAGATACGTTTGACATTGACATAGATACTAAAGTACTGACACATCCAACAGTAGGACCACTATTCGGTTCATACAAATTACAAATTGACATATTTACGGCTCCATTCAGACTATACAACGCAATGTTACACAACAACGCACTAAATGTAGGTCTAGATATGAGTAAAGTCAAATTACCTAAAGTTGATGAGGAAGGTAAAGCAGTAACAATAGAAGACAGTACACACCTTACATACAGCAGCAGTAGTATAGTAGCATATCTC